TCAACAACTAGACTTTTGCCCGATGCTAAAAATAACGCGGAACAAATTGCAAAAGATATATTAGAATTACGCGCCGCTGGTAGATCAGATGAAGTCACTGAGCAAATGATGGCTGCGGCTGATGATCCGTATATGTATGCTAATACGCCAATTAGCATGAGCCAAGAGACAAGAATGGCAAGGGCTGATGAAATGTTTCCAAGGAAAGGTTTTCACGGAACAAACGCAGACATAGAAGGCTTTCAAGGTAATGTCTTTTCTACAGATAACCCAACACTTGCTAGCACTTATGCTAAGGGTTCGGCTAACGCTCAAATGTATCCGCTTCGGCTTGGAAGTAAATTTGGTGATACGGTAGTTGAGGGCGGCGGCGTAAATTGGAACCAGTTAGACCCAGATAAAATATATGAGACTGACCCTGCTGTGGCGGGATGGCTTAATTATGATCTTTTTTCAGATGGTGCATCAGTTTCCACTCGCTCAGTTGAACAAGCAGCAATGCAAGAAGGCAGAAGTGGTGTTCAGTTTAAAGATATTAACGATATTGGGTCGGGATTTAATTCTAGGCAATTTAAAAACTTAGGATATACTCCTGAGCAAGAAGAGGCTTTGCGCTTGCAATATTTACAAGAGCTTTCCAAGCCTTCAAATGTAGATGTTAGACTTTCTCCTAATTTAGTTAGGTCAGAATTTGCACGTTTTGATCCAGAGTTTCGTCACCTAAAAAACTTATCAGCGGCTGTAGGGATTGCCCCAGCTGGCTTACTAACCTTACAAGAAGTGCAGAAACGTGCTAATGAAGAGCAACAAAGGCAAGGATTGTTACAGTAATGACAATAGCAACATACGCAGAATTGCAATCTACAATCGCTTTGTTTATTAACAGGGACGATAGCGCAGCAATTATACCCACATGGATTTCAATGGCGGAAGATAACATGAACCGTGCTGTTCGTCATTGGCGTCAAGAAAAGCGCAGTAGCGCAAATTTAAACTCAAGATATAACGAAGTCCCAGATGATTTTTTACAAATTATTAGGTTCGGTATAACTAGTAATAAGACTTCCTCACTTGATCTAATAAGCCAAGGGGAAATTCTTGACCGAAGATCGAAAAGTGCTAATGTCTCTGGACTTCCATTATTCTATGCACTTACCGCTGGAGAAATAGAACTTTTTCCAACTCCAGCTGAGGCGTACCCTACGGAACTTTATTACTATAGCAAAATTGATAGGTTAAGTGATACCAATACATCCAATTGGCTTTTGTCTAATTTTCAAGATGCATATCTTTATGGCTCTTTAATCCATTCTGCACCTTATCTTGGAGATGATGGTCGTTTGCCAGTTTGGGCTGCGTTGCACCAAAGTGCAATTGATGCTATAAATGTTGAAAGTGAAGCAGTTAAATCTGGTGGCTCTGGCCGCCGCTTAAAAATCAGGGGGCTATCGTGAGCTTTTCCAATACATATGAAACACACATTCTGAATTACGCTTTTACTGCTTCTTCAGTTACCCGCCCCACAGCATGGTATGTTGGATTATTTACATCTAATCCCGGGGAGGGGCAGGGTGGAACAGAAATTTCTGGAAATGGATATGTCAGAAAGTCTGCCACATTCACTGTAAGTGGAAACACTGGAACTACTAGCAATATTATTGAGTTTCCAGCTGCAACAGGCTCTTGGGGTACAATCTCTTACATTGCAATATTTGATGCTTCAACCAATGGCACTCAGATTGCTTACGCGGCCTTGGCTACACCTAAAACAATCGACACTGCTGACATTCTTCGTATCCCGGCTGGCGATATTGATATAACTTTAGATTAAGGTGACGCATGGCAACCATTGTAACACGATCTGGTAAGGGTTCGTCATTAACCCACAATGAAGTTGATGCCAACTTTAACAATTTAAATAATGATAAGTTAGAGCTTTCTGGCGGCGCAATGACAGGCGCTATTACAACTAACTCAACATTTGATAGTCGTAATGTTTCGACAGACGGTACTAAACTAGATACTATTTCAACAAACGCAGACGTTACTGGATCGGCTAATGTAACCGCCGCTGGCGCTTTGATGGATAGCGAGATTACAAACCTTTCTCAAGTAAAAGCATTTAATCAGACAGATTACGCAACAGCCGCCCAAGGCACAAACGCAGATACGGCATATGGTTGGGGCGATCATGCCTTAGCGGGTTATACAACAGCAGCAGCCGCCGAAAGTAATGCTTTGGCCCTCGCAATTGCGTTAGGATAAAAAATGGCAAACACGTTCAAGAACTACACATCATCTTCCGTAGGAACGGGTGCAACAACGACTTACACAGTACCCGGTTCCACTACTTCGGTAATGATTGGTTGTAACTTAGCAAATAAAACTTCTTCTCAAATTAGGGTAGATGTTCAAACAGCTGGCGTTTATCTTGTTAAGAACGTAGCAATCCCAACAGGTTCAGCTTTGTCCGTCCTAGATGGTAAGGTTATTTTGGAAGCAGCTGACACAGTTATTGTTACTTCGGATACTGCCTCTTCATGCGATGTTATTGTAAGCGTACTGGAGCAGACCTAATGAGTAAACAATCAGACTTAGTTGTCATTTCTCAAATTGGTGTACCTTCACCTTTTAACCCACAAACAACTGCCATAGGTCCGGGCGATGCGGTTACTACAACTTACGCTGTAACCGTTGCATCTTCTGGTGGGGCTAATAGGTATTTTATTGACGGGGTAGCATACCCTAAATTAACATTATCTCGAACATACATCTACATCTTTGATCTGTCTAATAGCTCAAACACTGGACACCCACTACGTTTTAAAGACGCTGCAGGTAGCTCGTACTCCACAGGGGTTGTGGTTACTGGAACTCCGGGGCAGGCAGGTGCTAAAGTTACACTCACTGTTGCAGCTAATGCTCCAGTGGCTTTGAGCTATTACTGTACCGTTCATGGAAATGCTATGGGTAATACGATAGCAGTGACTAATTCCGCATCTTTAAATGTAGGCGCAAATAACTACTTCGATAGTGAGAGCTTAACTGCTAATACTTCGGTTAATTTTACAAGTGTCCCAACAACAGCTAATTGGAGATACAGCTGTGTGACACCTAACTTAGATGCTGGGAACGTGACTGCTTCTGTTTACACGAATGGGATTAGCGTTACAGCTAAGGCAACCGCCCCCGAAGAAGTGTTCTTCAAACCAGATGGCACTAAGATGTACATTGCGGATGATGCGGATGATAAGGTTTTTGAGTATAACCTAATTATAGCTTGGGACGTTACTAGTGCTGTTTTTAGCACCGCCTCGCCAAACTTTTCCGCTCAAGAGACTAGCGTAAGAGGTTTATTCTTCAAACCAGATGGACTAACGATGTACATCTCAGGTAACTACCTCTCAGGGAGAGTTCACCAGTACACCTTAAGCACAGCTTGGGATGTCGCTTCAGCTACTTACACATCACGCTTTACGACAGGGAGTGAAGAAACACGGCCAGAGGGCCTGTTCTTCAAGCCTGATGGAACTAAGATGTATCTTATGGGGTCTGTCAGTGACAACGTATTAGAGTACAACTTAGGCACAGCTTGGAATGTTACCACAGCGGTCTACTCGCAGGCGTTCTCTATATCTGCTCAAGAAGGTGGCCCACACAACGTATCCCTTAACACCACGGGTACTAAGATGTACGTGTTGGGCGACTCTGGTAAAGCTGTCTTTGAGTACACCCTAAGTACAGCTTGGAATGTTACTACAGCCACTTACGTACATAGCTTCTCTGTGGGTGGTCAAGAAAATTCCCCTTCAGGGATGTTCATTAGGGCTGATGGTTGTAGGATGTTCGTTATAGGTAGTGCCAACGACACTGTATTTCAGTACGAAATAGGCGCTGCCACAACCGTAACTATGCCAGCAGAAGTTTCTGGCACACCTAGCTCTACATCACATAACGATAAAGTGACATACACTTTTGTAACAACAGACAGTGGATCAACAGTAGACTTAATAGCAGAGGAGATAATCTAATGGCTGGGTACACTGGACCAGTAAACGCTGGAATAACTGCTCAAGCTCAAAGCAAAGAAGTTTTCGCCGTAACTACAAGCACCACTGCATTTAGCTTTGCGCATGACCTTCTGTCACTCCAAGTGTTCCACAACGGCATCCGCCTAGTTCAAAATACTGACTACTCAGCAAATGGCGTTGTAGTCACCCTTACTAATGCAGCAATAAACGGGGACCAAGTAGTATTAATAAGCAACCCTAGTTTTCAAGTGGCAGACGCTTACACTCGGACAGAGGCAGATGCTGCGTTTCTAAAACCCGCAAGCAGTCTTAACGCAGCCAAGCTGACAGGGGCTTTACCTGCAATCTCTGGTGCAAATCTTACAGGATTAGTTGCTACTTTTTCTGGGTTATCAGACACAACTGTCTCAACGTCTGACCCTGCTCTCAACACTAACCCCTCGTCTGGCGTGGGTCACATCTGGGCTAATAAGACTTCTGGTGAAATGTATATCCTTAAAACCGCGACCGCTAATTCTAATGTCTGGGTTAACGTAGGTGATGGTAGTGGGGCTATTGAGCCTTTTGAAACCACAGGCGGAACTAAAACAACTTCTGGTTCTTATACTTATCATACTTTTACGTCTTCTGGAACCTTTGCAGTTGTCGGGCAAAATAGGTCAGCCGATTATCTTATTGTTGCTGGTGGCGGTGGCGGTGGCGGTAATGGCGGGGGCTATGGCTATTACGGAGGCGGCGGCGGCGCTGGTGGTCTTATACAAGCGTCTACAACAATAAGCACAGGGTCTTATGCTATAACCGTTGGGGCAGGTGGAGTAACACGAGGGGGTTATAATGGCGGGGGCGGCCTTGGAGTAAACTCTTCTTTTGCAAGTCTTACTGCTGCCGTAGGCGGCGGAGGGGGAGGATGTTCCTTAAATTCCCAAGCATACGATTTTGATGGTACTAGCGGCGGTTCTGGAGGCGGCGGCGGCGCTGGTGGCGAAGGAGCCAACGGAACATCAGGTCAAGGTAAAGCGGGTGGTGACAACCCAAATGGAGCTGCTGGCGGTGGTGGTGGCGGCGGTGCTGGAGCAGCTGCCTCAAACGGTGGAACTTACGGTGGTGAGGCTGGTAATGGTTTGGACTACTCCGCATGGGCAACCGCAACGTCAACAGGAGACTCAGGGTACTACGCTGGTGGAGGCGCAGGCGGTCCCGGTGCATCACCCGGAGGCGATGGCGGCGGCGCAAGCTCAATTGCTAGTGGCATTGCTGCTAACGCACAGGTAAATACTGGCGGCGGCGGCGCAGGCAACAACACCAATGTCAGTGCTGGTTCTAATGGCGCCTCTGGTATCCTAATCATTCGCTATCTAACTTAATAGGAGAATAAAGCATGGCGCATTACGCAAAAGTAAATAACGGCTTGGTAGAGCAAGTAATTGTGGCGGAGGCTGATTTCTTTGATACATTCGTGGACAGCAGCGCAGGTCAATGGATACAAACATCCTACAACACCTACGGCGGTGTTCATGCAAACGGAGAAACACCTCTTCGCAAGAATTATGCTGGCATTGGCTCAACATACGATGCTGAACGGGATGCTTTCTATGCACCACAGCCATACCCAAGCTGGACGTTGAATAACGGTAGCTGCATCTGGGAAGCCCCAACTGCGTACCCCGATGACGGTAAGGTTTACACTTGGAACGAGGGTACTACATCATGGGACGTAGTAGATGACTAAGGCAAGAGACAACGCCAATGGAGGCGCAAGTGAGTTCTCTGAACTGACAGACACAACTGTCTCAACGTCTGACCCTCTAGGAAACAGCAATCCCTCGTCTGGCGTGGGTCACATCTGGGCTAATAAGACTTCTGGTAACGTGTATGTTTTAACGAATGCCACGGCAGGTTCTAATGTTTGGACTAACGTAGGCGATGGGTCTGGCACCAAGCCCGGTCAAATGGAAGCCACTGGAGGTGCAGTTACTACTGTTGGAGACTTTAAAGTACATACGTTTAACTCCTCTGGGACTTTTACTGTACTTAATGTAGGGGCTATCGGGACTGTTGAGGTTTTGTTAATTGCAGGCGGCGGCGGGACGGGCGCCACATCCTCGGGGGACGGCGGGGCAGGCGGCGGCGGTGCAGGCGGTTTATTGTATTATGGCGCAGAAACTCCCAAAACCCCTAATGGAGCTAGTGTTTCTGTAAGTGAAACGTCTTATAGCATTGTTATTGGCGCTGGCGGCGGTTCTAGCTCGGCCTTGGGCGCACCCGGAGCAAATTCAACAGGCTTTAGTTTAACATCTAGTGGCGGTGGACGAGGCGGGTCATATCCGGGGACATATGACAATGCCTACAGTTCTCTTTCGGGCGGCTCTGGCGGCGGTGTTTACACTGGAACAACAGGCTCTGTTTCTGGGCAAGGTAATGACGGCGGCGCTAGCGGTGGATCGGCTAATTTTCAAGGTGGTGGTGGCGGTGGCGCAGGAGCTGTTGGGCAAGTTGGCGGTTCGGGTTCAAATGGTGGCGCTGGTGGCGCTGGTCTAGCCTACGTTATCTCAGGTAGTTCTGTAACTAGAGCTGGTGGTGGCGGTGGATACGGCAGAAACAATTCTGCTGGTGCTGGTGGCGCTGGTGGTGGCGGTGGTGCCGTTAATTATGGTACTGGTGCTGCAGGTGGTGCAAACACGGGCGGTGGCGCTGGTGCTGGTAATTCAACAGGTGGATCAGGTGTTTGTATTATTAGATACCGATTCCAAGCAGCATAGGAGGACATCATGTCCGGATACATAGGCACAGTACCAGTACCACAGGCCACCCAAACCCGGGAGGCTTTTACAGCAACGGCGAACCAAACTTCTTTTGCTACAATAGGCTACGAACCGGGTTTTCTTGACGTTTTCTTAAATGGCGTCAAGCTAGCCGCCGCAGACTACACGGCAACGAACGCGACGAATGTTGTGCTGGCTACGGGCGCAGCAGTTAATGATATCTTAGAAATTGTTGCATATAAGACTTTTAATGTAACTAATACGCTAGCACCTAACGGAAGCGCCGCCAATCTGACTAACCTACCAGCAGCACAGCTGACAGGGGCTTTGCCTGCTATTAGTGGTGCAGCTTTAACTGGTTTAGTTGCTACTTTTTCGGGGTTATCAGACACAACGGTAGCAACATCAAATCCAGCTGCCAACACTAACCCTACATCTGGGTTGGGTCACATCTGGGTTAATAAGACCTCTGGTCAAATGTATGTTTGTACTAATGCTACCGCTGGTTCTAACGTGTGGAGCAACATAGGTGTAGTTGCAGCGGGTCTTGTTGCAGCCACAGGTGGAACAGTGACCACAGATGGTGATTACAAAGTACACACATTTACCTCAAACGGCACGTTTAACATTACAGCAGCGGGTTCAGTTGATTACTTGTTCGTTGGTGGAGGAGGTGGCGGGGGCGCAGCAACTGGGACTTATGATGGTTGTGGTGGGGGTGGCGCAGGTGGGTTTAGACCTTCTCAGTTCACTGTAGCTTCTCCAGTTGCCTGTACAGTCACAATTGGCGCAGGAGGTGGCTCGGCTAATAATGGCGAGGCAACTGGCTTACAAACCCCTACTGGTCTTTTGATTACAACCTTAGGGGGCGGCGCTGGGTCTAAACAAGGTGCTCAAGGTGGTTTTGGTGGTTCTGGCGGAGGCACTGGTGGCAATAATGGCCAAGGTGGTACCGCAGAAGTATTTATGGGGAATAAGGGTGGAGGACAAACTAGTAACGGTTCTTCGGGAGGAGGCGGCGCTGGTGCAGTGGGCCAAGACCAACCCTTAGCAGATACAGGTGGTGCGGGTGGCAACGGTTTAGCTAATTCCATAACAGGAGCATCTGTTACCTACGCTGGTGGCGGCGGTGGCGGTGGTTATCACGACAGGCGGGCAAACGGTCGTGGACTAGGTGGGTCTGGCGGCGGTGGCGCAGGTGGCAACCTTGGCGCAGTACAGGGTGTTAATGCGACTGGAATTGGGTCTGGCGGTGGCGGTGCTTTTGGCAATAATAGCGGTGGCACTGGGTCAGCTGGTATTGCAATATTCCGCTACAAATTTCAATAAGGGAATAAAACATGGCGAATAAAGATGAAACCTCATACGCAAGCTATCTGGCTGCACTACCCGCTTTTAATGCTGATAAAGCCCGAAGTGAGCGTAACTCCCTTTTAGCAAAAACAGATTGGACTTCTGCAAGTGACCTCACAATGTCATCTGATATGACAGCATACCGTCAGGCTCTTAGGGATGTTCCACAGCAGGCTGGATTTCCTAACACTATTACTTGGCCTGCAACACCGGAGTAGATCATGCCTCAATCCTACTACGTTGACCCAGACTATTGGATATCTGGATATGCTCAAGGTGACATATTTGACGATAGCGCATTAATTACAGCGCAACTATCTGTAACCGCAGGGGCTGTGCTTCTTTCGAGTGCATCTAGTTCTATAACCTCTGCGCTAACTGTTAGTGCGTTAGCTTCAAGTGTTAAGAATATTGCTGCTTCTATTATTGCAACCTTTAATATTTCAGCAGTTGTTCCAGCCATTAAAGAAACTTCTGCTCAGATTTTATCAGCGCTATCAGTTTCTGCTCTTTTGATACGACTGCAACATACTAGTGCATCTTTTGCATTTTCTGCTATAGTGACTGCAAATGCAAGATTTTTGTGGGAACCAGAACCCATCGCAACAGATATTTGGACTGAACAGGGCGATGCAAGCTCAACGTGGACTAACGATGGTAAAGCGACAACGATATGGACGGATGAATAAATGGCAAATACAACAAATCAAGGCTGGGCTAAACCTACAGTTGGCGGCTCGGAAGACACATGGGGAACAACTTGGAATACTGCATTAGATGCAATTGATACTTTAGTTGGACCAGTTACGGCGGCAGAAATTGCTAAATTAGATGGTCTTACATCGTCTACGGTAGAGTTAAACAAACTTACTGGCGCTACTTCGTCAACGGCAGAATTGAATTTTGTAACAGGTGTTACCAGCAACATTCAAACTCAATTAAATACAATACAAGTCATTCCAGCTGGCGTTATTATGTTATGGTCTGGCGCTGCAAACGCCATTCCTACTGGATATGTGATTTGTGACGGAAGCAATAGTACGCCTAATCTTCGCAATAATTTTGTAATTGGTGCAGGGGATACTTACGCAGTTGGCGCATCTGGTGGTTCTGCTGATGCTATTATACCCGCTCACACCCACGCACTTACTGGTGCGACTACAGATACGCATAACCTCTCAGGCTCTCTTATGGCTTCAAAGCCTCCAGCAGCCACAGGTGCGTTCTCTGTTGTAGGTGGGCAAGGTGGGGGTGCAGATGGTGGGCAATCTACCGCTAGCCTATACACCCTGTCTGACTCACATAATCACGCACTTAGCGGTTCAACTGATAGCACGGGCGCTAGTGCCACTGACGCTAATTTGCCGCCATACTATGCTCTTTGCTATATTATGAAAACGTAAGGAGCCAAAATGGCACTAGTTCCACTTAAAATTCCAGCAGGCTTTTACCGAAACGGCACAGATTACGATGCTTCTGGTAGATGGCGCGATGGAAGCCTTGTCCGTTGGCGTGACGGTTCCTTGCGTCCGATTGGTGGCTGGCAAGAACGTAAAGTTAATTTTAGCACAAATCCAATTAGGGGTATGCATTCATGGGAAGCTAATAATGGAACTGCTTGGCTTGCTGGAGGATCGCACACAGAACTGAACGTAATGACAGGATCAAACACTGTCACAGACGTTGCGCCCTCTAATTTAGCTACTGGAAGGGCAGATGCAGAAATTGTAACTGGTTATGGTTACGGTTTTTATGGGACAAGTTATTATGGTCAACCAAGACCCGATTATGGAAACTATTCTGAAGCTACTACTTGGAGCATAGATAATTGGGGCGAATACCTTGTTGCTTGTAATACGGATGATGGACGCATTCTTGAGTGGCGGTTAAATGCTGCTGTAGACGCTGCTGCCATATTAAATGCACCTTTGGGCAACTCAAGTTTAGTTGTAACTGAAGAACGATTTATATTTGCACTTGGAAGCGGTGGAAACCCTAGAAAAATTGCGTGGTGTGATAGGGAAAATAACACTATTTGGACTGCTGCTGCTAATAATGAAGCTGGCGATATTGAATTGCAAACCTCTGGTCAAATTATGTTGGCAATAAGAACAAAAGGCCAAACTTTGATTATGACTGACGTAGACGCCCACACAGCGCGTTATCAAGGACCCCCATATGTTTACGGATTTGAGCGCGTTGGTACTTCGTGTGGGGCTATTTCGAGAACATGCGCGGCTGATGTGGACGCTGGCGTATTCTGGATGGGTCAGCGTGGGTTTTATATGTTTAATGGTAACTCTGTTCAAGAAGTTCCATGCGAGGTACATGATTATGTCTTTGGGGATATGAACCCAGCGCAACAAAGTAAGATTTGGGCTTTAAACAATGGGCAGTTTGGTGAGATTTGGTGGTTTTATCCATCTGCTAATAGCGTGGAAATAGACAGATACGTTGCCTTTGATTACAAAGAACAGCATTGGCTTATAGGTGATTTAAAAAGAACATCTGGGGTTCAGCGAGGCGTTTTTAAATATCCATTCATGGCAAGGTCTGGCGCGAAAGCTACAACTACAACATTTGCAATTACAGTTGCTAACGTAGGCGGATCAAATTACTTTCATGTTGACGGTACAAGCCACCCAATTCTAAGCCTTTTAACAGGTAATACTTATATTTTTGATGTAAGTGATAGTACCAATAATGGGCATCCTTTAAGATTTAAAAACTCTGACGATAGTAGTTATTCTACTGGCGTTGTAGTCGTTGGAACTCAGGGCCAAGCTGGTGCAACTGTAACACTTACTGTGGCTTCCAACGCGCCAACCGCTCTAAAATATTACTGCACGGTGCATGGGAACAACATGGGCAACAATATTGCCGTTGCTTCTGATGACGTTGATTTAATAGAGCATGAAGTTGGTTTAAACGTAGATAGTGCAAGCATATTTGCAGAAACTGGCCCGATAAGTGCTGGTGTTGGCGATAAGGTTTTAAGTGTCACTAAAGTAATTCCCGACGAACTTACTCAAGGAGATGTAGATTTAACTTTTAAAACTCGTTTTTATCCAAACGATGTTGAGCGCTCATATGGTCCTTTTAATCCATCTAATCCAACTTCTGTAAGATTTAGCGGAAGGCAATTCAGAATGAGAATTGAAGGGGATAAATTGGCTGCTTGGAGAGTTGGAACTATGAGGGTCGAAGTGAAACCGATGGGTACGCGCTAATGCCTGCCCCGGTCCTCCCGCCACTTGGTCCTGATTGGTCCCAATGGGGCAGGCAACTTTCGAGTTACCTGTCCCGACAATTGCCTCGCCTGTTTACGAAAAGCACAGGAGACAATCCATCTGAAAATGGAATTATTCTGTGGGATGAAATAAATGGTTATCCTGTTGTAAGCAGAAGCAATGAGTTTTCTGAAATAGTTTTAAGGGTATCTGCACCATCTAGCAGCCTTGGTGCTTCTGGTGATAAATCTGGTTTAATAAGCTGGGATAATGCATATTTTTATATTTGTGCTGGGTCTTATGACGGTTCAACAAACATATGGAAAAGAAATGCTCTTACGGGAGGTTCTTGGTAGATATGTCAAACGTAGTGCAAGATTGTAAAAAGTGGATTGAAGATGCTTTGTCTTATTGTGATGGCACTCACACTTGGGAAGACATACTAAAGGGCATCAGTTCTGGTGCAATGCAGCTATGGCCTGCGCCAAGGGGGTGCATAGTTACTGAAATTGTGGTATATCCTAAAAAGAAGGTTATAAACATTTTTCTTGCTGGTGGTGAATTGGATCAGATTTTGGATATGGACAGCGATGTTGAGCGTTGGGCAAAACACCAAGGCTGTACTGGTGCAATAATGACAGGTCGTGTAGGATGGAAGAAACCGCTTAACCCATTGGGGTGGAAAATCATGCACACCCAATTTGCGAAGGATTTATAAAATGGCTAAAGGCCCATCAACCGTGCAAGAAGTAAATGCACCAGAGTATGCGGAAACCGCTGACCAGCAAAAAATTGGACTTGGAAAAGCTTTGTCTGCAATGGGTTACAATCCTTACATTGGCCCAGATATTGCCGCAGCGTCTGCGTTGCAAAACGCATCGTATCAAGGAACTGATATGATGGCAGAGGCATTTGGAATGCCCACAACTGGAGGTGCTTCATATTTGCCAGCACCCACAACTTTTGCTAATGGGGTTCAAGGATATTCTTCTGCGCCATTGTTTAATGAAGCTAGAAACAATTTAAAAACTTACGCGCCCGGAAAATATAACTATCTTGAAAGTTTTAGTGTAGACCCATTAACCGGGGAATTAGGCTCTAACACGGCGCAAAATCAACAAGTTGCTCTTGAAATGAGCAAACCGTCAAGCGGTGGAAAGTAGGAGATTATTATGGCTGCTGGAGCAAATCCTCAACAAACAGTAACTACTGGTGGCACTAACCCTTACCAACAAGCGGCTGGCGCTCAAACGGCTGCAATGAACAGAGTTGGTCAGGGGATGTATCAGACAGCGGCTCCAGGAATGGCAAACTATGCTAACCCATATGAAAATCAAGTTGTGCAAGCTTCATTGCGTGACGTTGGAAATGCTGCCTCTCAAGGTCTAAATCAGTTGGACTACCAAGCAGAGCAAGCTAACGCTTTTGGCGGATCGCGGCACGGTGTGGCTCAAGCGCAGACCATGCAGGGCTTTAATCAGCAAGCTCTGGACCAGACTTCGCGTTTACGCGCTCAAGGCTTCAACACGGCTCTCGGAGCTTCTCAGAATGATATGAATAGCCAAATGAACGCAGCTGGCCAATTGGCTGGAATGGGTCAGCAATCTTTCGGATATGGTCAAGCAATCCAGAACCAACAAATGCAGCAAGGTCAACAACAGCAAGCGATGATGCAATCATTAATTGACGCTGCAAAACTTCAATACTCTGGATATACTGGAGCGCCTATGCAGGGTTACGGGGTTATGTCTGACGCCGCATCTGGAGTTGCCAACACATACGGCACCACTGAAAGTATGAAGCCCGGTTTGCTTAATTACTTGCAATTGGCCGCTGAATTTGCTCCTAAGTGAAAACATAGATGATTGACCGTTCTAAACTTTCCCCATCAAACTTAGAGGCGCTTCAGCGTCTTGAAGAGTTGTACGGTCAAAGTTTAAATTTAAGCAGCGGTCATCGCACCCCAGATTATAACAATTCGGTTGGCGGTGCTAAAAAGAGCCAACACATTCACGGCAACGCAATAGACATTGACGTTGCAAACATGAACGAAAAAGAAAGATTGCGATTTGCAAGCGCTGCAAAAAAATCTGGGTATAAAGGTTTTGGCTTTTATGACAATTCTTTGCACTTTGATGTCGGCAACCCTCGGATTTGGGGGCCTGATTACACTAAAAATTCAGTGCCAGATTATGCAAATTCATGGTACAATATGAACAACTCAGGAGACTCAAGCATGGCTTACGGTTTTTTTCCACCAAATAAAGAACCCGAGAAAAAAACGGGTCTTGGCGGTCTTTTAAGCTCTTTTGTTACGGCAAGTGAGACAACTGGTCTTTCACCACTTAAACGTCTTGGTGCGTCTTTGGACAATTTACTTCCGCCGGGCCAAGGTGGCGGTGATCGTATTCGGGCGATTGGCCCTCAGCGTTTGGCTGAACAAGGTAAAAACCGCACAATCGAAATGCTTCGCCAAAAGGGCAGA